AGTGCCTTCATACCTCAATTCCTTAAGGTAAGCTACATCATCATGCAGACTATAGGAGCTTTCTACAATGTCACCACTCTCATCAAAGTCTATGATGGCAATTGGGAAATACTCACAAGTTCTCATTTTACCATAGCTGTCTCTAGTAGGCACAGCTACTACATTAGCAGGATTAACAAGAACCATGAGTCCAACCTTACCATAATAGTTCTGTTTGAGCCAACCCTTAGCACCAGTATGAAGACCTCTACTACAACTATGTTCTTGGTCTGCATCACATTCCTCTCTAGGAATGCTTACAGGATGACCAAGCCTTATCTCTGTAGAGTGGCTATACTGGTCTGTATAAACTGGGGAGCCCCCTCCATTTACAATCTCATCATAGACTTCACCAAGGTTGACCATTCTCTCACCAATAAAGAATACTTCCTGATAAGGGTCATTGTGGTTAATGTACTTTTCCTTATAATAGGCATTGATAACTGCCTTTACTTGGTCAGTAGTGTACTTAGCCTCTTCCTTTATGTCTGCATTTCTATAGGCAATAAGGAGACCAGACTCAGTAATCTGTATGTCCCACTTCCTGATAAACCAGAAGAGGTTGTTTCTTACTCTAGAGTCAGGGTTGAGAGATACAAGAGTCCAAAAGTTCTTGAACTTTCTTAATTCCACTTCATCGCCTCTCTCCTCTGCCTCAATAATCTTGGACACGAAGTCCTCAGGGATGCTGAGTTCAGACACACTAAGCATATACACAGATTGTCCTCTGAGGGTTAGAATCTTAGATTCTTTCACCTTCTTCATAAGCTCTCTGCCTTGGTAAAGCTCAGTCATAAACTTCTTCTTAACAGCATCCTCATTTTCCTGATTCTCCTGTAGAAACTTCCATATTTCATCAGTACATTCACTAGTACTGTAGAAGCTACCATCAGTGAAATCAATCTGGAGATAGTTTTTTCTTCTTAATATTTTCATTGTTATGTTAATTTAGGGGCTATACTTGGTGTAAGCCCTATTTTTGGTAATCTTCCGTATTTCTTGTAGGCTATTTGCCTTACTATGTCATACTTATGTTCTTCCAAGTCCTTCCAACCTTTGTAACTCTCTGCTTCCTTCTCTGTCAAGGAGAAGTAGGCAATGTCACATTGATTAACCCAGTTCCTACTCTCATAGTACCTGAATATACTAGTTTTAGTTTCACTACTACTCCAATAACCTAGACACTGGATTTGCTCCTTGTACTTTTTGACAAACTCCCTATAGATAGGCATTTCTGTGAGATTTATGTCATACTTTGAGCTTACCTCATAGAAATTTCTCCTGATAATCAGAGCAGTTACAATCTTGGAAAGTATAGAGTTTCTGAGGAACATGAAGTTCTCCACAGTCATAAACCTCTTGTTTCCTTCAAGCAGCTTGATATACTCAGACTTGACTGTAATAACACAAGCTAAACCAGAAGTACAGGGTACAAGGTCTGAAATCTGTTTAAGAGTGTAATCATCCTGAGTATGAGTGGAATATACCACTAAGCCCTTGTTTGGTAGGTCACTAAGACGTTTAATACTATAACCATAGGTGTGGTATTTTCTCATAGGAACCTCACCTGTATTGACCTTCTTACTCTTATTCCTCTTGTCCCTCTGTTCTGCTTTATAGGCTTCCACATAGCTATAGGGAACAGAGTCATTGGACATAACCTTAATAGGGATACGCCTAAAGGTGAAATCAATGCACTCTCTTACATTCACATTGTCGGACTTATCAAGGTCTTTGGCCACATAATCCTCTATGGAGTTCTTGAATGAATCCAAGCCACCATATACAAGGATAACTGCGGTCTTTGTGGCATTCTCTGTAATATATTTAGAGGTTACTTGCTTGGTTACTTTGTCAACCTTATCTATCAGGTCAACCTTGTCCAAAAGCAAATGCTTGAAAGTCGGGCTGAGTGCTCTAGTGAATGCTCTTTTGTTCTTATAACTATTGTTTATAAACTTATGAATGAAAGCCTTGTCTATTCCTAGATACTTGGCAGAGTTAAGGAACTTTACATAACCCTCAGGCAGCTTCTCACCATCCAATGTTATAAGGTTGAAATCAACCTGAACATCATCTCTGTCTATAGAAATCTGCTCATCCTTCTCTGTAACAACATAAGAGCTTGAGAATACAAAGCTGTCACAGAACTTGGATAAGGTCATATTGCCATTTATGCGTGAGTTTACTATGTCCTGAAGCTCCTGCTTGACATCAGCAATTCTTGCCTTGATGTTATTGTTAGTGAAATCAGTGAACTGAAGAGCTTCTCTATTAGGAGTAATGTCCACAGAACCCATAGGAAGGTCAATAATAAGACCATCACGGGTGTTAAGCCAGTACTTATCATAGTCATAGATTACGTTGCCTACCTTAAAGAAGTTATTATCCTGTAGCCATGAGCACCGAGAGAATGTATTGAAGTGAGTAACCTTCCTATCGTTGAAATCTGCAACCTTGGAAGAGATAACGCTGTTATTACCCTTGTAAGAAATGTGTAATCTGTCAAATAGGCATAGTTTTCTTATAGCGTTAATAAGGTCGTTGTGATTGTAAATGTACTTTTCAATTGAGACCTCCAAACCATTCTTAAAATCACCTTCTATGACCGAGAGTTGGTCTATGTTGATTCCTCCACCATTCTTATACATCACATAGGAATACTTCTTGCCATTATAATAAGAGGTAATTTGTGCTACATCTGCACAGGAAAGACAACTAAATCTTCCTATGCCAAACATGCCAATGAAGTCATTGCTCTGTCTCTTAGTAGAACTACCTATGTTCTTGTAAATCTTATCAAACCTTTCTGGGCTTACTCCAGTTCCATAGTCTCTGACTGAAATTCTATATGTCTTGTATTGATTAATGTCTTGTATAAGTATTAAAATGTGCTCATTAGTGCCAGCCTCCACATGAGAATCATAGGCATTAGCCACAGTTTCCCTAAGGAAGGACTCTAAAGGTTTTGAATACAGATTAGATGTTAAAAGAGTGGTAATAAAGTCTATGTTGCTTTTGTCTATACCAACCCTATTTTCTTGGACATCACCTAAATACTCTGCATCGTGACTTAATTTTGTATTTAATATCATGTTGTACAACAAAAAAAGAGGGAGAGACTTTCATCCCTCCCTCATAGTTAGTGTTTAACTAAAGCAGGGCAGCAACTTCTTCAGCTTCTTTGGCTGTAAGTACTCTCTTAGCCTGAAGGGTACTAAGCAGCTTAACCATAGCTTCTTTATTTACCTTCTTAGAAGCAGCCCTCTTTTTAGGAGTCTTCTTACCAAAGTCTCTTAGGAAATCTTCTAGGTTAGCATTAGACACTCTAGTGTAATTGTCACCGAACTTTGTCTTGATGGCATCAGCTGCACCCAGCTCTTTTATCTTAGCATATAATTCTTTTCTCGACATAATGTTTGTTTTTTTTTTGTTTTTTGTTTTTTGTTTTTTTTTTTTATTTTGTTAGAACGGCAATCTAAATGGGTCATCCTCGTCTTCTTTCTCCTCTACAGGTCTAAAAAGGCTGTTGAATACATCACAGAACTTCTCTTTTCCCACACTCTTGAAGAGGTCTGACACATCCTTACCACCGTCAAATTTAGGGAGAACAACATTTGTGAATCCAGTCTTTCTACATAGTTTTTCACCATTTGTAAGACCTGCTTCATCATTGTCAAAGAGTACATAGACTTGTTTATATCTTCTCCTCAACTCAGATATTGCAGTATCACTCATACCATAGCCCTCACCTTGAACAGCGACAGAAGGAATACCAGTATTTGCCCAAAGGCATAAGGCATCCTTTAATGAGGAGCAAATGCAAACTTTGTCCCCTGTCTCAGGAATCTTAGTCCAAAGACTAATGACACTTCTGTCATGCTTATTTGCCCACTTTCTGCCTGCTTTATTGTGAGGTTGATATATTTTTAATGTTACTCTTCCCTCTTTTCTTTCCACAAAGGCATAAGCAAGTTTATCAGCACTAAATACATATTTCTTTCCCTTCGATATTACTATCTTATGAGAAATAGGATAAACATCTGCATACTCAAGCCATTTCAAAGGTACACCATAGGAAGCCCAATAGTCAATATCATACTGCCTCCATTCTCTGACTTTGCACTGTAAGTCACTATCACTTTGATGAGAAGTGATGTTCCTTATAGCACATGGAGTGTATGTACCTACTTTAGTTCCTCCAGCAAACCTTTTCATGTCTTGTTGTATTCTTTTTAGGACTTCTTTATAACTGCAATGCCACATAAGGGAGAGGAGGTCATAGATACCTCCTCCCTCTCTTGTAGCAAGGTCAGTCCAGTAAATCCTATTACCATCCCTTGAATAAAGACCGAATGAAGGATTGGTGTCCTTCCTTAATGGGCTGTGAATAAAGCATGGAATCTCAGTCACTCCTAGATAATAGGAAACCAAGTCAGCATCGCTCACTTTGCTCTTGATGTCTTCAAAGGATACAGAGTCTTTTCCTGTACTGAATGCCATCTTACTTATGTTTTATGTTTTATGAGTTCTTAGTTTTGACCCCAAGGGGTTGCATCTCCAGCAGGAGGGAATGGCATATCACCACCACCTCCAGTAGCAAGGTCTGTACCTTCAACTACATACTCATGAAGCTCAGTGCAGTCAAACTCTGAGCTAGACATGGCACCAGATTCCTGAGTCTGCTTAACATCCCTGTCAAGCTTGCTGTAGTCAGATACACCGTTCTTAAGGAACATCCTTGTGTACACAGTTTGATACTGCCTGTTATCATCTGTGTTTCTTATACCAAAGAGAACCTTAACCTTATTGTTGGGCTGATAGCCAATGATAGTTCTAAGCTCACTTACATCACCCTTGAAGTAATCTTCAATGTGCTCCAGTGAAGCCTCACTATCAGAAAGCTTGTCAGCATCATTCATTACCCACTTACCATCAACATATCTCTGACAGGGAGGAATGTTAAGGTATGCAATAAGGAACTTAATAAGCTCCTCTTCGCCAACGTATGCAGGTCTGTAATCCTTGTCAATGTTGGCAGGACCATTGCTATACACAGGAATCTCGTGAGCCTTAGCCTGCTCAATAGTTACCCATGCAGTTCTACCATACTTGTCAATAACCTGAACTTTGGTGTTGTCCCTGTTATACCTATAAGCTCTCCTTATAAAGAGAGAAACCTTACTTACAAAGTTGAGAGGTTGATTGTTGGCATCAAGGTACTTCTCAGGGTCAGCCTTGACAATAAAGTCAAGTCTTATCTGAGGAACCTTAGTATCACCAACTTCTGCCTCACCCATATACTCAGGAGCATTCTCCAGAGTTCTACCATAAAGCTTCTCTAACTCTTCTTTGAGGGGGTTTACAGCAAGTACAAATACACTAGCTACACCAATGTATCTCTTAATGCTACCACCCTCAGAACTTACTTGTCCTTGTCCAAATGCCATAATTACAAAGTGAGAGTTTCAGTTTCGGGTTCAAAAGTTTCAACAGGAGTCTCTACTGTGCCAGCTTCAGGAGCTTCATTAGTAGGTTCTGCTACATCCTCTTCTACAGGAACTATGGTCTCAGGGTACTTAAGGTTCCACTTGGTCACCTTTACAGGGTTGCCATTCTTGTTAACCTTATCAGTGACTTCAACAGTCCTTACTACGAGGTCTTCAGTGCCGTAACCACCAGTAGCCTCCTTGATAGGAGCCTCATAGGCGTCAAGCTGCACCTGAATAGACTTCAATTCTTCTTCTCTGTCGGCAATCTCTGCCTTAAGTTTCTGCTTCCTTTTTACAAGGGGAGAAACATTCTGTGCAGTCCTTTTCAGACTAGCAACGAAAAACTTAGAAAATTCTTTCTTCATAATGTTAATGTATATAAAATGTTGTGTGTTGGTTATCTATTATAGTACTTGTTCACCTTTTCTACTACTATACCCAAGTCATTGGGGATGTAAAGGTTGTCAAACATACCATAAGGAGATTTTGGAGAGGACGTGAACTCGTCCTCATTGGTGATGAACTCTTTGATTACCTTCTTGGAGGCAGTGTCAAACCTACTTCTGCCCACAAGAGTAACATCAAACTTACCTTCTGGCGTTACGTATTCATCAACCATCTTTCCTGTGGTCTTCATCTTTATATAGACTCTACTATCCTGTTGGGGGACTTCTTCTCCATGTGCAAGCACTATGATGTTCTTGTCAGAATCACCATACTTCTCAATGGCTGAGAATATCTTACCCATGAAGTAACCAATCTTCTTGGGAGTCAATTTGTTATCCTAGGAGTTTTTTATCTCCTAGTTCTATACCTTTTTGCATTATTGGTATAGTTCGGCGTACATTTTCACCCATAAGGGGCTGGGTACTCTTGGGAACATTATATTCTGTATTACAGGTTCAGTTCCTACGCTCTACACTGTGCAGTCCTTTTATCTACTGCATTTAGCACGGTATTAAGGATTGATTCTTTCCTCTATAGAACCATCTGCTACTATATATCCTAATATATAAGCCTTTGTTTCACTATTAATAGTCTTAAAATAATCACTATTGTGTTTTTTTCTTATTTGGAATAAAATCTCTCATATCAATATTATTTTATCTTTGGTTGGCAAAGACACAAACAATTATTGATATATGCAAATCTTTTCACCGTTTTTATCCAGTTCTTTTCACCTAAATTACTTTAGGCAGGGACACTCATTCTATCCCAACCACCCTTGAGTGCATTGTCCATGTAATAGTCCTGCATCAGATAGTTAAAGTCATCAACCACAATGTTCTTAAAGGGACTCTGTAGGAGTTGCTCAATGGCGTAAGCAACCTGCTCAGGGTTATTGGTGATAACCCTATTACCACCACCCATATTGTTAATAGGTGTGGTCTTATACAACTCTCTACTCCCAGGGAATGTCAATGGCTTTGAGGTAACACTAATGACATAGGTTTCCTTAGGGTCGAGACCAACATGGTTCAACTCTTCTACCTTACCCATGCTAAAAGTCTTACCAAAGCCAGACTTTGCAAGAACTAAAATTCTGCTCATTGTTTTCTTCTCTAAATTGCAAAGGTAGTAATTTTCATGTACCCCTGCGACATCATAATGAATTTACTTAGTGTGTTAGAAGAGATTTAATTAAGTTGCTTGAGATAGGCATAGACTTGTCCCATGCCTGCTGTGTTCTCAGGTTTAGGCAATTCAGCCCAATTACAAGTAGCACCATCAAAGAACAAAGCTACTATGCCCCCCAGCTCGCCATCCCTGTTTACTAGGACTTCCAATGTTCTAAAATGGTCTTTGAACTTGTCAATAGGATACCCAAGGTACTCCTTGAGTCCAAACCTAAAAGGACTAAACACACCTAACACAATGTTAGCATCATGTGATGTGTACTTACTATCTCCTAAGCCAGCTGTAGTTGGTCTAGTCCTATTGAGTTTAACACTCTCTATAGACTCATTATCCGTGTTCTGCTGCTGTATATTTATAGGAGACTGCCCATACCTGTCTCTAAGAAGAATGCAATATTCACTCCATTTGTCAATGGCTTGCTTCTTTGTAAAACCTCTCTCAGTCTGAATTAGATTAACAGTATCAGTTAAGACAAGGACATACTCATCAGGATTGTTAGGAATGTACTTATCAAATACCTGAATCTCCTTCTCCAACCCAAGTTCATCCTTGACCGTGATAGTCTTTGTAACCACCTTCCCATGTTCTTCTGCATACTGCTTACAGAACTTATACATACCTGTGGGGTTAGATTCATCCGAGAAGACTACATGGGACTCAAAGTAATCCACTATGTCTATGAACTCATCAGACTCTATCTTATCAAGTATCTCTTGAGGAACTGGTTTTTCATTATCAGAACTCCTTAAGTCTGAAGGACTTATCCTAATTTTGAAATGCTGATTAAGAAGCCAAGAGTAGAACCTAGTCATTATCCTCTGCTTTGTTTCCTCCAATGGAAAGTAAAGTATCTTCACAGACACTCCAGTTTGTTTCTCATTGTAGTAACAATACATGAGTGCATCAAAGAGCAAGTGAGACACCAACTGAGTCTTTCCTCCCTTGGTAAAGCTAGTCACTATATAATAGGTAGACTGCTCCCAACCTAGGAAATCTCTTGAGAACCTTTTGAATGGTGAAGGAATTGTATTCACACCGCCATCAATCAGCCTCTGTCTCCTTGCCTTAAGCATTTTGTTAGTTTCTTCTCTTAGACTCATCTTACACTATCCATCCAACTCTCATTACTCACATCTTCATGACCTGCATTTTCAATGTAACTAAGAAACTGAGAGGTTTCATCCCCTGTTGTAAGGTTCCTCTTACTGATGAAATATTTCAGTACTTGCATGAACTGATAATCACCATTAAAGGATTCCACATACTTCTTAGTGGCTTCTATAGCCTGTTCATCCGTGAATACAGCCTTATACTTCTTTACGATAGCCTTTAATTTTTTGGCAATAATAGGCTGGCTATCTCTCCACATGAGCTTAGTACCTGGTTTTCTACCTTTAGGGAATACTTCTTGCATCTTCTTAGCAAGCTTATCAAATCTATCTTCTTCGGAATTTGAAAGGTGGAACTCGCTATTCAAGAATATACTTTCAATAATGTCCACACCAGTTTGGGTTAATCTAGCATTGATAGGCTCTCTTCTGAGGTCAAACCCATCAAACTCTATTAACCCTCTGGCGCAGACATCCTGAAAAGTGTTAGAGGAAATAAGTTTACCAAGATATAGAGAAGCTATGTAAAGAGCAGTATCTACGGGAACTTTTAGTTTCTCGCATTCTTTTACATCAAAACATAACTTCATACTTGTTCACCTATACCTTCTGAATATATGCAAGTTCTCTATTCAAAGTGTTGTTAAATACATCACAGACATTGTTCATGAAGGCTATCTCCTTCTCATAGTACTTGACTATAGCACCAAGTATTCTCTTAGCTATAGCACAAGCCTTTGAGTTGGCCTTTGCCATCACAATTTTGTCTGCCAATTCCTGATTAGGAGTATCATCACCCCTTCTCTCTGTCTTAGCCTTGACTGCGAAAGTGAATGCAGGAGCCTGAGGATTCCTGTTGAACCCAAACTTAATACCTTGGAAACCGCCTGCTGCCTCAAAAGCTGCTCTCATCACATTAGGATTAAGAGCCTGACTTCCTTGACAGAAGACACGATTCAGAGGTATGGCATAATGTGCCACCACCACAGTCAGTTCATTGTGCTTGTCATTAGCCTCACGACGAATGTAAGTAGGCTCATTGGCAAACACCAAAATGGGCTTTTTCTGAAACTTAATCATAGTTTTAATTCTGTTAAATTTGTTATTGTTGTTACTAGCTGGGGATTGTAATCCTCCAACATCTTCTCTACCAGTTCTTGGTCTCTAGTACCCTTAAAGTAAGGGATGATAATCACAGGGTCAGGATGTCTCAGCAACCTACCTAACTTCTGCTTAATCATCCTCTCAGAACTGTTGAGAACAGCATACACTCCAACCCTACAATTGACAAGATTCACACCCTCATCAAGCATATTACATGCAGTGATATGGTCTATGAGTCCATCATTGAACTGCTTTAGATTTTCTTTGGACTGCTTGGTATTCTTACTGTTTACACAGTAAGTTCCAAGCTCCTCAGTTTGAGCTATTCCATTGCAGAATGTGAGAGTACGTTGGTCAGTAAGTGATGCCAAGATGGTTTTAACGAACTCAGATTTCTGTTCACTCAGCCATTTAAGTCTGTCACCTGACTTCCTTAGGAATAGGTTCTTGAAGACTTCATTGAACATTTTGTTCTTATACCAAGCAATCATAGCAGACATATCATCATAGTACTGCTTCTGAGTACATTCAATGACTATTCTCCTATTTTTTACTTTGGCATAGTCAAACCTTCTGTGATATGGTATCACTAGTTCTACCTTTTGGGACTTGTTCTTGACTATCTGATAGCGAACTCTGGTGTTGTCAAGAGTCATAGGAATGAGATAAACCCTAGGGTCAGGTAGAATCTCCTCTTGTATAGCCTGTTTGGTTGATATCTTATAGGTGTACAAGTTAGGAAACAATACCTTTAATTCCTTCTTGAGTTCTCTTCCTACAGTGGCAGACAGCATGAAACAATAGCCTATGATAAAGTCATCAAGATAGTCCCTGCATCTAGCAGAGAGGTGATGTACCTCATCAAAAATAACTATGCTCCACACACCAGCCTTCTTTGGGAAGGACACATAGGTTACAAACTCCACATAGGGTAGATAAGACTCCATGCCCCATTTCTTAAACTCATCCTTCCAGTCGTTAATCAGCAACAGTCTTGGTATCACAATCAGAATGTGAGTGTCAGTAGAATTGCACTTGTCCTCAGAAATCTTGGACTTCAGAAGCTCAAGAGCTATCCTTGTCTTTCCAAAGGAGGTAGGCAACTCGCACAATATGTTGGGACTATCTATCTGTAGAATCTCATTCCTTGCTTTCTCTCTTGATGGCATAATTATACTTTTAAGATTTTTCTTTTCCAAATACGTCCTTTGACAAAGAACGAGCCATCTCCTGCTGTTCAGGAGTAGGGCTTATCGTTACTTTTTTAGTATTACTCATACCAAACCATTGTTTTTAGCCCAAGCATACCCTTCTGTTGTTAAGGCACAAGTTCTATTTCCTTCGCTTACATCACAACTACAAAGTCCTTTCTTAACAAGGCTACCCAATGCTCCTGCAAGTTGTTTGGTTTTATTGGTTACTGAGAATGACCAAACCGCCCAATTAACTATTTGTTCACCAGTTGCATCCATATATTCACTATTAAGGATGTTTTCAATTACCTTTCTTTCAAGGTCTGTTACAAATTTCGTGTCTTTTAAAGTTTTCATTTTTCTAAGTTTAAATTGTATTACTTTCAAGTTAATTTTGTGCTTTAATTCAGCCACTTCTTATACACGCAATCCAATAAGGACAATTAAAACAATTCCTGCCATAATGTCTGTTCAAGTATAAAAAATGGCAGGCAGGATTTACCCACCTGCCATCAGAGACTCACTTGTTTATATTTTAGTCGTCAAATACTGTGTAGGAGTCCACTCTGCCACCTAAGCTTGCAGCTATAGCATTAAGGTGCCACTCCAGTCTCTGTTGTATGCTTGCAGCTCTCCATGCTTGAACTTCAAAGGGAACCCCATCTACCCACTTCTTGGTCTTCCTGTCAAATCTAGACCTTATAGGCATATAAGGTTTGAAGTTCTTGGGAGCACGATAACCACGTGGCATTTCACTACTAATCATGTAGTCATAAGCCTCTTGGCACATGTTGATACTTTGCTTTACTTCCCTGCTCTTACGAGTGTAATAGGTAAGAGTCTCAGTCTTTCTCTTCTCTGTTAAAGAAGCAACCCCAACATCAT